TAGTAATTTACAAATTATTACTGCACAAGAAAATTTACAAAAAAGCTGTAATATTATTTAATAATATATTTATTTTAAATAAAAGCAAATAAGGCTAAAAATGGAAAAACACAAAAGCAAGTACAAAAAACCAGAAAATAAAAAACCTACGTATAGAAAAGATTTAAAAGATTATACGGAAGATGATAAAAAAGGCGGTATGAATCCGTTTTCTACTGAGAAAAAACAAGATCTCGTATCAAGAAAAACAGATAAACCTGTAGTAGATGATTCTGAAAATCTAGTTCCTAAAATGACTGATAAAGATCGTCTATATAAAAAAGTAGAAGATGGCAATTACGATCAAAAACATGCAGCAACAGTACTTCGCAAACGCCAAGAAACAGATACTAAAGAATATTTAGAATCACTAGAAGATATTGATCATGGCGTTACAACTCCAGAACTTCAAGAACGAATTAAACGTTTAACGCCTAAACAAAAAGATCGATTAATTCGAGAATATATTCGAAGAAAGATTGTTCAAGTATTAAACGAACAACCTACACCGGAAGAAGAAGATCCAAATGCAACACCGGATGCTGCACCAACAGATGTCCCACCTGCAGACGCTGCACAAACAGACGTACCAGCAGATGACGCAGCCATGGCTACAGATACAGCTCCTGCACCAACGCCAACTCCACCTGCTGCACCAACTCCTGCAGCAACCGCACCTACACAACCAACGGCTCCCGCTACTGAACCAACAGACCCAGAAACAGAAAAAGCTAAAAAAATAACTGCAATTGCAGATTGGATAAAGTTTTTGAAAAAGAAACAAGAAAAAGGACCAAGCACTTTAGTTCAAACGGCATTGTCTCCATTATCAGCAATACTAAAAAATTTAGATCCAAAAGATTTAGAACGAGCAAAAAAATTAGCATTTAGACAAATTGTTAACATTCAAGCTGTTGATAATTCGGAAGAAGAAGAAGCATAAAATAAATTATATATGAGTTCAAAAAAGTTACAAAACATCAAAGCCCTTCAACAAATGTTAGAAGGCACCCATAAATTTCAAACAAAGAAAACTATAGGATTTTCAGATGCTAAAACTACAGCTAAACGAAATGAATATCATGATATTGGAGATATTTGGGAAGAAACGGATTCTAACGGAAATGTTTTTGTTATAGAACAACGAGACGGTTTTAGAATTAAAAAAACAAAAAATACAGATTTATTTCAAGAAATACGAGATGAAATAAATTCATTTCCCAATTGTAGAAAAGATGTATGTACATGTGCTGGCACTCATCATTTAGATTTAAAGATGAGAAAATTACATGGAATGTGTTTCGATTGCGTAATTGAAATGGAACATGAAATGAAAAAACAAGGCACATTTGATATATACGCAAAAAATAAAATTCGCGAAAATGCATTAGCTTGGTTACGAGATGCAGAACGAGATGTTGAAATGCTTAAACAAACATACACTCAAGCAACTGAATATGTAACAAATGCTGATGGCGAAACAGAAACATGGAGTGCAAAAATGACTCCAGAAGAATTTCAAGAAAAAGTACAATTGGAATTTGATAAATTCAAAGAAAATTTTTTATTAAAATTAAGTGAGGAATTAGATAATGAAGACAATTAAAAAATATTGGGCAATATTTGTAACATTGATATCAGGAGTTGGATTAGCTATATTTGCAATTTTTAACAAACAATCAAAAAATAAAGCTGCAAAGATTGATCAGAAGATTGATGATAATGATTCAAAAATAGATCAACTACAAGGAAAAATAGATGTAATCGAAGAACAACGAGATAAACTTAAAAAAGATATCAAACAAAAAGAACAAACGATTGAAGAAACAAAACTAGCTAAAGATAATATCGTTGTAGAAAAGCCAAAAACAGTAAAAGCTGCAAAAGATAATATTTTGAATAAAACAAATAAAAAAAGAAAAATTAAATCATGAGAATGTTATTATTGATTTTATTATTTCCTATTATATCATTTTCACAAAAATCAGTTGATACATGTTTTACTGAACAAGAAATTATTCAAATATCTACTACATTAGATTCATTATGGGAAGCAGATAGCATCAATAACGTATTGATTTCACAACAAGAAGACATCATAAATACACATCGGGAATTGATTGCATTTGATAGTTTAACTATTAAGTATCAACAACAACAAATTGAATTGTTAAATGATAACATTGATTTATATATTAAACGTCAAAGACAACTCCAACCTAAATGGTGGGATTCTAAAGGTCTTTGGTTTGGCAGTGGATTGGTTACTGCAATATTAACAGCATTTTCAATATCGCAACTAGTAAATTAATATGTCGCAACCAAATATAAAACAGATCATTCAACAACAGTACACGATGTGTGCTAAAGATCCTGTTTTCTTTATGAAGCAATATTGTTACATTCAACATCCGAAGCGGGGTAAAATAAAGTTTAATTTGTTTCCGTTTCAGGAAGAATCATTAACCGAATTACGCGATAATCGTTATAGTGTAATATTGAAATCACGCCAGTTAGGAATATCAACTCTTTCTGCAGGTTTTGCTTTATGGAGCATGTTATTTAAAGAAGACTTCAACGTACTTGTTATTGCAACAACTCAGGAAGTAGCAAAAAACCTAGTAACGAAAGTTCGTGTAATGCACGAAAATTTACCGAGTTGGCTAAAGGGTAGTGTTGAAGCAGACAATAAACTTTCTTTAAAATTTAAAAATGGTTCGCAAATTAAAGCAGTATCATCAGCAACCACCGGTGCACGTTCAGAAGCATTATCATTGCTTATTATAGATGAGGCTGCATTTATCCGTAATATTGAAGAAATATGGATAGCATCGCAGGCTACATTATCTACGGGTGGTGGTGCTATTGTATTATCAACGCCGAACGGAGTGGGTAACTGGTTTCATTCGGTATGGTCGGAAGCAGAGCAAGAAATTAACGGATTTCATACAATCAAACTGCATTGGACCGTTCACCCAGAACGCGATCAAGAATGGCGCGATCAACAAACACAATTATTAGGAGAACGTGGTGCAGCACAAGAATGTGATTGTGACTTTATTTCATCCGGACATACTGTAGTAGATGGTGCTATATTAATGGATTATGAAAATAAATGCATCGAACCTATAGAACGAAGAGGTTATGACAATGCATATTGGATTTGGGAATATCCGGACTATGCAAAAGATTATGTAGTAGTAGCAGACGTCGCGCGAGGCGATGGCGGTGATTGGTCAACATTCCATGTATTAGATGTACAAGATATACGACAAGTTGCAGAATATAAAGGAAAACTTCCACCTAAAGATTTTGGCAATATGCTAGTATCAGTTGCAACGGAATGGAATAATGCATTGCTAGCAATAGAAAATGCAAACATTGGATGGGCTGCAATACAACCTGCATTAGATAGAAATTATGAAAAATTATTTTACACTTATAAAGATGATGGCTACGTAGATGTAGACGCACAACTTAAAAAGGGTTATGATATGAAGGATAAAACACAAATGGTTCCCGGCGTATCAACAACATCTCGTACGCGTCCACTCATGATATCAGCTTTAGAAATGTATATGCGAGAACGAACACCAATAATCAGATCAAAACGTCTTATTCAAGAATTATTTGTTTTTGTTTGGTTAAATGGAAAAGCTCAAGCACAAAACGGTTATAACGATGACTTGGTCATGTCATTTTGTATTGCATTGTGGTTACGCGATACATCCTTAAAATTACGACAGCACGGTATAGATTTAAGTAAACGTGCATTATCACAATTTCAAAAAACAGATCCGGTTATATATACAGGTAAAAGTAATCAAGGAAATGATTCATGGAAATGGAACAATGGTTATAACGACGAAAATTTAACCTGGCTTCTGTAATAGCCTATATTTATATTAAAATAGAATAAAATATGGCGTCTTTAAGAAAACGTTTACAAAATCTTTTTGCAACAAACGTAATTGTTCGTGCTTATGGAAAAGATAAATTAAAAATAGTAGACACTAATCGTTTACAGTCTCGTGGTAACTTAAATCAAAGCAAAGTAGCAGATCGATATACTAGATTGCATGGTGCAAATAAACACCGCGTAGGAGGTATGGGAGGTTATGATTCTAACTATTACATGAATCAAAACCGTATGCAGTTATATGCAGATTATGAAATGATGGATCGAGATCCAATAATTAACTCTGCTCTAGACATATATTCAGATGAATCTACATTAGCTGATCAATTCGGAGATATTTTAACAATAAAATGTAATAAAACGAATATTCAAAAAATTCTTTATAATTTATTCTATGATGTATTAAATATAGAATTTAATTTATGGCCATGGATTAGAAACATGGCAAAATATGGTGATTTCTTTTTAAAACTAGATATTGCCGAAGAATTAGGTGTTGTAAATGCTCGTCCATTTTCTAGTTATGAAATTGAACGTTGGGAAGAGTTTGATGAAGCAACTGGTGAATATAAAATAAAATTCAAGCACGTATCAAATCAATCTAACGAATTCGATGTTTTTGAAATAGCACATTTCCGAATGTTATCAGATTCTAATTTTTTACCATATGGTAGATCAATGTTAGAAGGAGCTCGTCAAGAATTTCAAAAATTAATGATGTTAGAAGATGCAATGTTAATTCATCGTATCATGAGAGCACCAGAAAAACGTATTTTTAAAATTGATATTGGTAATATTCCTCCTAATGAAGTTGATACTTTTATGGAACAAATTATCAACAAGATGAAAAAAATTCCACACGTTGATCCAAAAACAGGCAATTATAATTTACGATTTAATCTTAACAACATGTTGGAAGATTATTATTTACCTGTTCGTGGAGGGCAATCATCGACATCAATTGATACATTACCAGGTATGACATTTACGGGTATTGATGATATCAATTATGTAAAAGATAAAATGATGGCTGCATTAAAAATTCCTAAACCATTTTTAGGATATTCGGAAGCAGTAGAAGGTAAAACTACATTAGCATCATTAGATATACGATTTGCAAGAACAATCGAACGTATACAAAAAATTGCAGTATCTGAACTTTATAAAATTGCAATTGTACATTTATATACACAAGGCTTTGAAGGTGAAGATTTAGTTGGATTTGAATTAGAATTAACAGCGCCATCAATTATATACGATCAACAAAAAGTTGCATTAATGACGGAAAAAATGACGTTAGCATCTGCAATGAAAGATTCTAAATTAGTTTCTGATAAATACATTTACGAATTCATATTTAATATGTCAGAAGATCAATGGCTTCAAGAAAGAACCAATGTTATTGAAGATCTTAAATTGAGATTCCGTCAAAATCAAATAGAACAAGAAGGAAATGATCCAGCTGTTACAGGCGTGTCATTTGGAACTCCACACGATTTAGCATCATTACATATGTCATCGGATGAAGTAGAAGAAAAGGATTTAGGAGGACGGCCAAAAGAAGGAATTAAGTTTGGACAGCATAAAAATGAATTTGGTTGGGATCCGACAGGTAAAAAAGAATTAGACCAAGCATTTGACCCAAATAATCAGAAAACGACATTTCAACCTGATGCACGTGTTGATAAAAGTTTAAAAACAGTAGCCGCAGAACATCATGACATATTAAAATTTTTAAAACATAAATCACCGAAAATTCTTTTTGAATCATTGTCTAAGAATAAAAAACAAAGTGATATAGATTCAGGTACAATGTTAGATGAAAACAATATTTTATAATACTAAACATATTTATTAAAAAAACGGAAATACTGTATACTAATGAAAAAATTAAAACATTCCAAGTATAAGAATACCGGCATTCTATTTGAAATGTTAGTTAGGAAACTAACCTCTGAAACATTATCATCGAATAAGACAACAACGGTCGATATTATCAAGAAGTACTTTGGTAGAAATACTGAATTAGCTAAAGAATTATACTTATATAATCAACTAATAAAAGAACAACAATTCCGTTCAGATGCACAAGCATTAGATTATATACGTACTATTAAAGAAGCTTATTCTAAATTAAATCAAAGTACGTTAAAAAGACAAAAATACAATCTAGTAAAGGAAATTTCGGAAAAGTTCGTTTTTTCAGATTTAGCAAAAATTCATATTTCAAATTACAAAACATTGGCATCAATTTATATGTTATTTGAACATGAAGAATCTGATAATCCTAGACAAATAATGGAATGTAAAAATGTAATATTAGACACAGTATTAATTACAGAACGAAAAAAACAAGAAACAGATCCATTATTAGAGGAATTTCAATCACAACCTAAAGATATACGTTTATTAACATATAAACTTTTAATTGATAATTTCAATGAAAAATATTCAATATTGGATGAATCGCAAAAACAATTGTTGAATAAGTATATTACCAATGTAAATGATACACAAGCATTGAAACGTTACGTTCAAACAATTGTACCTCAAATCAAAAAACAATTATCAGAACAATCAAAACAAATTACAGATCAAGTAACAAAGATTAAAGTTGAAAAAATGTCTGAAATGTTATGTACTGTAGAAAATATGAAAACAATCAAAGAATCAAATGTATTATCATTATTACGTTATTTTGATTTGATTAGAGAATTGAAAGGAGTACATAAATGAAATCATTGCTAAGAGAAATGGAAGAAAAATTTATGGAACTAGAAAATCAAGATTTATCTCCTAAACAAAAAAAATTTATGGATGTAGATGATGATAATGATATTGATGCTAAAGATTTAGAAAAACTACGTTCAGAAAATGAAGAAACAGATTTAGAAGAACAAAATGTTACTGCAGCAGTGGCTGGTTTTAATACTCCTTATGCATTTTCTAAAAAAGAAAAGAAAGTAAAATATCCCGGAGTAGCGGAAGCAATAGATAAAAAATATGAGGCTATTATTGAATCATATCGAAATTTTAAATATGATGATAAAAAACCATCAAATAAAGTAAAAGAAACAATTAGAGAAATTGCTAGTAAATTAAAAGAAATTGAAACATTAGTTAATCATAGTTCTAGATTTAAAAATGAAGCTGGTGTTACATCAGCAAATTACGGTCCAGGTACTGTAGAAGCACTAAGAAAAATATCTGAACGATTAGTTAAAATATCAGAGCGTGTAAGAGCATTAGGAGAATAAAATGTCAAAACAATTGATGGTTGAATATATGCAATTTAAACCCATTGGTTCATTGAACGAAACTAGCGGAGCTGCATATGGTATTCCTGGAGGTTTTGTAGTTCAAGGAGTTTTACAAAGAGCAGGTGCAAAAAACCAAAACGGCCGTGTATATCCAAAACAAATTCTAGAAAGAGAATGTCAGCGATATCAACGAGAATATATTGATCAACATAGAGCTTTAGGTGAATTAGATCATCCAGAATCTTCGGTAGTAAACTTAAATAACGTTTCACATAATGTTCTTAAGATTTGGTGGAACGGAAACGATTTACACGGAGCTGTACAAGTACTTGATACGCCGTCGGGAAATATTCTTAAATCTTTATTTAAAGCTGGAATTACATTAGGTATTTCATCTAGAGGTTTAGGATCTGTTAAACAATTAACAAACGAAACAGTAGAGGTTCAAGAAGATTTTGAATTAATTTGTTGGGACTTTGTTTCAAACCCATCAACTCATGGAGCATTTATGAGACCTATGGGAATGAATGAATCAGTAAATAAATCAACAACTTCTTTTCAAAAATATAAAAAAGTAAACGACATCATCACTTCAATATTATGTGAAGATGGAAAATGTAGGGTAATATAATGTTAAACAAAAGTAAATTGCAAATCATTCAAGAAATGTTAACAGGAGAAACTCAACCAGCTCCACTAACTAAAGAAGAAAAACAACAATTCAAAGAAGATCTTATGAATTTTTCTGCCTTAGGTGAATCGGTATATGGAAAAGGTAATCTCAAACAAATGACTGAGCGTGTTGGAAAAATCATTGAAACGGCTCAACGCGTTGTAACTGAAGACAAAGATTGGTTCGATGAAATGGCACATAAGAAAAACTTAAAGCGTTTAGAAGAAGATTATAAAATGTTTCATGAAACCGCTCAAGAAATGTCTCGTTTGCAAGAACGATTAAGTTTAGCATATGAAAGTATTGGACAAGGTTTAAATAGATATTTCGATGTTAATTAATTGGAATTTACATTTAAAATAATTATATTAAGGATATAGAATGAGCAAGTTGAAAAAAATGTATCGAGAATGGTTTGGATTGCGCGAACAAACAGACCCATTAAACATCGACCCAAAGAAAGCTACAGATACAGCTAAAGCTATAGATACATTAAATACTTCTATGAAAAATCTAAAACAAACAATGACGGAAGAAGACATAGAAGAAGCTCGTTTAGTTAATAATATTACTGACTATCGTGGTGGAGTTGAATATGTATTACGAGATCCTGCAGATGCACAATCCGTTGCTCAAGAAATAAAAGATTGGACAATTAAAAAAGGATTTACTATAGTTAAACATTCAATTTCAAAATCAGGAAAGATTGGATATTTTTATTTTAGATTAGGACAAGACCCGGCATTAGAATCACAAAAAATTCAAGGATATTTATCACAAAAACCAGAATTAAAACATTTTAGATTTAACGTTAAAGGACAATCAAAACCTAAACCAAGACCAGAAACATTTTAATTAAAAAATATGAATAAAAAACAAAAACAACATCAAAGCATTGTTGCCGGACATCCTTCGGCAGTACATGTAGTAGGAACGCAAAGAGAAGATTTAGCATTTGCATTGAAAATGTGGAAACGAAAAGTAAAAGATTCGGAAGTATTAGAATTAATTAAAGAAAATAAAACTTTTACTAAACCAAGTGTTAAACGTAGATCGCAAAAAATTGCAGCCGCATATCGTCAAAGAATGCAAGATTTACGAGCAAAAAATTAAGAATAGTATTTTAATTTAAATTAGTCCCAAACTTTTTTGGGACTTTTTTACTGTTTTTTCAAACATTGTTATATTTATTTGTAAATACGCTATTCACTCTTATATAGCGTTCTATAATTATTTATATTCTATTAAGATTTCAAAATAATCTTATTTCCAAAAACCAAAATTTAAGGAGAAAAATGGCAAGAAAATCAGACTTGTTAAAACAAGCGATTGCAGATGCTAAGACTGTTAAAGAAACTGCTCTAGCAAACGCAAAAATTGCTCTACAAGAAGCATTTGCCCCTAAATTCCAAAGAATGTTTGCAGAGAAACTTGATTCTGAACTAATGGGTGAAGAAGATGAAGAAATGGAAGCAGGAATGGATACGGGAGCCGAAGTTGATGTAGAGGCAGGAATGGAAGGTGATGCAATGGCGTCAGATATTCCAGATTCAGTAAATGTTGGGTTAGATTTCAACGATGATGGCGAATATGATCTAACAGGAATGGTTGGGGGTGACGCAGAAGAAGTTGAGATGGATGCAGAAGCAGATGTCGAACCGGTGGATGCAGCTGCTGAGTATGAAGAAGAAGGAATGGAAGAGGATTTAAACCTTGAAGCAATCATTCGTGAATTAGAAGGTGACTTAGAAGATCCAATGGCAGATCCAATGGCAGAACCAATGGCAACTGAAGGAGATTATGGTCACAAAGATGAAGGAATGTATTACGAAGAAGAAGATGAAGAAGAAAACATCGATGAAATTATCGAATCAATTCTTCGTGAGGTTGAAGAAGAAGGCGAAAAATTTGTTCCAAGTGAATTGCAAGAAGAAGAAGATGCAGAAAAAGAAGAAATGAAAGCAGAATTAGAAGAAGCATATAAAACTGTATCTCATTTAAAAGGTATCTTATCTGAAGTTAATCTTTTAAATGCAAAACTTCTTTACACCAACAAATTGTTCCGTAACTTTGAATTGTCAGAACAACAAAAAATGAAAGTAATTGAAAATTTTGATAGAGCTGGCAATACAAGAGAAGTTAAATTGGTATTTACAACATTGGCAGAAAGTTTCAATCGTCCAACTAAGAAACGAGTAGTTAAAGAATCATATGCTTCTAAAGCAATGAGAACTACAGCGCCAGCTGTTGAAACCACACAAGTTTTAACTGAAGGATTCGAATTAGCTAACAGATGGAAAAAGTTAGCAGGATTAATTTAATTTAAAAACAAAGGAGAAAAAAACGATGAGTATCTCAAATTTATTACAAAGCAATGACTCGACTCAAAGATCAGCTGCAAAAGCATTAGCTGCAAAATGGGAAAAAACGGGATTGCTAGAAGGCCTTAGAGGCGAAACAGAAAAAGCCGGAATGGCTCAATTGCTTGAAAACCAAGCTAGACAATTAGTAAAAGAAGCTTCACAAACAGGTGTTGCTCAAGGATCTGAAGAATGGGCTGGTGTAGCACTTCCATTGGTAAGAAGAATTTTTGCTGAATTTGCAGCTAAAGAATTCGTTTCAGTTCAACCAATGAATTTACCATCAGGACTTATTTTCTATTTAGATTTTAAATATGGTACAGCTCAACCAGGATTTGATAATGACAACTTAAACAGAACAGGTGATCCATTTGGTTCTCCAAATGCCGATGACTCAATGTTTGGTGTTACTACTACATCTGGTGATCCGTCAGGTGGTCTTTATGGTGCAGGACGTTTTGGTTATTCAATCAACAACACAGCTTCTGCAGCATTATCAACTATCCAAGCTGTTACTGGTTCAACGCCAACTGCAGCACAAGTAAATGGTGACTCTGCTTATTCAGGTTCAGCTGAATACAAAATGGTAACAATCAATGTACCAACTGATGCTGATTTATATGCAGTTCGTTCATTCACTTTCAATGCTGGTGCTACCGAAGTAATTCCAGTTCAAGCATTTTCAACAATTAATTCAAACTACACTGCATCATTTGTAGTTACTGGTTCTGCAATTTCAACAATCAATGCAGCAGTTATTGCTGGTACATTCCGTTTAAATTATAGCAAACAACCTACCGATATTACAAGAGGTGACTTTGAAGATAAATTAGGTTCATATGCTAACGGATATACCATTGACGTTGATATACCAGAAATCAATCTTGAAATGCAATCAGAGCCAATCGTTGCTAAAACACGTAAGTTGAAAGCAGTTTGGACACCTGAATTTGCTCAAGATCTTAACGCTTACCACTCAATTGATGCTGAAGCTGAATTAACTTCAATGCTTTCTGAGTATGTATCAATGGAAATCGATTTAGAAATCCTTGATATGTTGATTGCTGCAGCTCCTACAACTGAGTATTGGTCAGCTCGTAACAACACGCTTTGGAATGGTACTGCATTTACTACATTGGCAGCAGGTGTAGCTACTCCAGGGTTAGGTGACGGATTCTACAACACACAAGGTGGTTGGTTCCAAACATTAGGTACTAAACTTCAAAAAGTATCTAATAAAATTCACCAAAAAACACTTCGTGGTGGTGCTAATTTCTTAGTAACATCTCCAGCAGTTGCAACAGTTCTTGAGTCTATCCCAGGATTTGCAGCTGATACAGATGGAAATAAAATGGAATTTGCAGCTGGTGTACAAAAAATTGGTGCAATCAATAATCGTTACACAGTATACAAAAACCCATACATGAAAGAGAATGTAATCCTTATGGGATTCAGAGGAAGTCAGTTCCTTGAAACAGGTGCAGTATTTAGCCCATACATTCCACTTATCATGACTCCATTAGTATACGATCCAGTTAACTTCACTCCACGTAAAGGTGTTATGACACGTTACGCGAAGAAAGTGGTTCGTCCAGAGTTCTACGGTAAAGTATATGTACACGGATTAGACACTCTTTAATAGTTAATTTCGATTACGATGATTTAACGATTTAACTAATTAAAAGAAGAAGGGATGGCTTAGGTCATCCCTTTCTTACTGTTTAGATATTTATTATAAAAAAAGATTATGGCAGCAGAAAGACATAAATACGAAATGTTTGCGGAAATACGTTATGATGGTCGTTTGATTGATGTATTAGATCGTATACGAGCAATTCGATTAGTATTAATGGTTCATATCGAACAAGACTTGGGCCCAGATAGAGAATTAATCAAAATAAAAATATTAACTCCATATCCTCCTAAGAAAACGTTTTATGCAATACGACAGCTTTGTTTGGGCAAAATTGAAATGCTAAAAACAATGACATATCGAGAAACGACACTTACAAAATTACTTTAATTAAGGCAGTTATGACTACTCAAAACAAGGAGAAAACTCCACCAAAGAACGATATTAAATTTTCAATATCATTGTCAGACGAACAAAAACAAGCAAAAGCAAAGATAATAGAAACTCCATTTAATTTTATTTTAGGTAAAGCTGGATCAGGAAAAACATTGTTAGCAGTGCAAATTGCATTGGATATGTTTTTTAAAAGAAAAATCAATAAAATCATAATAACACGTCCTACGGTATCAAATGAAGATAATGGGTTTCTACCTGGGTCATTAGCAGAAAAAATGGATCCGTGGTTAGTTCCATTACGTAGCAATATGCGTAAGGTTTATAATAAACCTGAAATATTAGATAAAATGGAACGCGAAGAAAATATTGAACTTGTTTCATTAGCACACTTTCGAGGACGTACCTTTGATAATGCAATTTGTATTGTAGATGAGTTTCAAAACTTAACAAAACAACAATTACAAATGGTATTGTCTCGGTTAGGTAAAGACAGTATAATGATATTAACAGGAGATCGTTATCAAATTGATTTAAAGTTTTCTAATGATTCGGCTGTACATGAAGTTCCTAAATTAACTAAGTCCAAATTTGTAAATGAAATAATTTTAACAGATAATCATCGACACGCAGCTCTAGATGAAATTTTACGACTCTTAAATGAAAGATATTGATATTTATATTTAAAAGGACAATATCATGGATTACAGTGAAAATAAGCCAATATGGCCCGGCAGTTCTTCATTTACTACTGGATCTACTCCATTTGGATTTTTTGATACAGATATTGTATTCCAAAATCATATTGATCGTTTTGCAAAATTTGCAGCACAACATGTTGGATATCCTATCATGGATGTTGAAATGCAATCAACAAATTTTTATACTGCATTTGAATCAGCAGTAATAGAATATTCAAATCAAGTCAATCAAGTCAATATTGTAAATAATTTATTGAATACATTAGGAATTCAAACTGGTTCTAGTTGGTTAGCAGGACAAAGTTTTACAGATTCAGTTGTAGGTAATTCATTTGGATATGTTACAAAACTTTCGAAAGCATATGGTACGGAAGCTGATTCGGGTGGTACTATTAAATGGCATACTATTGCTATTGATATGACACCTGGACAACAAACATACAGTATTAGAACAGCTATATCCAAATCATTGGGAATTATATTACAAACAAGTTCAATTGAAATAAAACAAGTATTACATCAACCACCTCCAGCAGTTATTAGATATTTCGATCCATTTGTTGGAACGGGATTAGGATCACAACAATTACTTGATGCATTTGACTTTGGTGGATTTTCACCATCTGTAAGTTTCATGATGATGCCAATACACGCAGATTTATTGAGATTACAAGCAATTGAATTTAATGATCAAGTTAGAAAGTCTCATTATTCATTTGAAATACATGGTGATGATATAAAAATATATCCAATACCAACAGCAGGAACTGGTTCTAGTTCAGCTACGCCGTTTTTTGATAAAGTATGGATTAGATTTATATTCGAAGAAGAAAAAGGAAAGGAAGCACTTTTATTCGGTAATACAGCACTTCTTAAAGGTGTTGTAAGTGACGCATCAAATATACCATATACATATCAAAAATACAGTAGCATTAATGATATGGGGCGTGCTTGGATATTTAAATACGGTGTTGCTCTTGTTAAAGAAATGTTAGGATACATACGTAGTAAATATTCTTCAATTCCAATACCAAATGGAGAAGTAACACTTAATGGTACGGATTTAGTTTCTCAAGGGCAATCTGAAAAAGAAGCATTAATAACGCAACTTCGGGAGTTCTTAGAAAAATTAACTAAAGAACAAATGATGACACGCGAAAATGCACAAGCTACGCAGATGAATGAAATGTTAGCAAAAATTCCTTTAAAAATTTATGTTGGATAAGGAGGAATTGATATGGCACTTTTTGGAGGACAACGGGATGCAAAATTCTTAGCATCAATCAATTCAGAATTGATCAACTCGATAATTGATACAGAAATTGAATTCTTTAAATTAATTATCGAAACAACACAAGCTAACATATACGGCGAATCGGATGCAAAATCATACTATGATTCAATCATAATACCTTGTGTAATCACAAAAGATGATAAATCTGCTGTAATGGATGATTATGGCCATACATATACACGTACGGCAACATTTGCTGTCTCTAGAGACTTGTTAGAACGAGCTGCATTTTATCCTGAGGTTGGAGATATTGTATTTTGGGACAATGAATATTATGAACTAGATAATGTTGATGCAAATCAATACTTTGTAGGTAAAAATCCTGAAACATGGCCAAATGGAGATAAACATGGTTATAGTGTTTCTGTAGTATGTAGTGCACATGCAACTCGTCAAACGCCACAAGGAATTAAAGATTTAAGAAGAGGCGGTAGTAATCGTTTTCCATATAAAGGACATTAATGCCTAGATTGAATAGACAAAATATTGATCGTATAACAAATAAGCCAAATCCAGAACAAACCGAAGGATTGACTCCGGATTTATTGCTTAATAGATCAATGCAAACTCGTCGCGATGATGATGTTGTTAAAAACAAACAGCGAACTATATACAATGTTGATTATGCAATTAAATGGTATATTGAAAATGAAATACAACCACAAGTAACTGCAAATAAACAATTAATACCCGTTCCGGTAATTTTTGCTAACGGAGAAAAATGGGATAATGTACGTCGTTTAGGATTCGTACGAGACGAAAAGGGTATGTTACAATCTCCACTTATTATGTTGAAACGCAATTCAATGCAAGAACGAGATAATCAACGTACGTTAGATGTAAATAGACCATATCCAGGAAACCAAATTATATATAAATCAAAATATAATCAACGTAATCGTTATGAAGATGAATTGTTTCCGATACCTAAATATGAACCTCAACAATCAAATAAAATTTATATTGTAGACATTCCAAAATATGTTACTGTAGAATATGATATGATGATTTGGTGTGATTTTACAACGCAAATCAATGAAATGGTTGATCAAATTATGCCATATGGTCGATTTGCTTGGGGTAATGAAGGAAATAAATTTGCAACTGCAATTGGTTCTGTAACATTTGAAACTGTGAATACAATTGGCGAAGATCGTTTAGTTCGCGCTACTATTCCATTAACAGTTCAAGCAACATTGCTTTCCGAGCAAGAAACCCGAATATCTACAATCAAAAAAATGTTTTCTATCAAAAAAGTTTCATTTGATTCTGTAATAGATTTAGGATTTAATTTATTTGATACGTTAGAAATTCCAATGCAATTGTTACAACTTCAAAACAATATATTGAGCGGAGCAAATGTTGTAGTAACGGGAGGCGGATCTACTACAACTATAGATGCTGCGGCAATGACATATCTAACAAATTTATCTGATAAACAAGCTACATATTCATCTGCTACAACCGTAACAGTTAATGCACTGGCAGGTATCAATCCTGTAACAACGAATGTTGCATCTAAAAATGAATTCAATGTTTATATCAATGGACAATATATTGATAAGATTGCATATACTTGGACACCAAGTGATGTTGCAACACAAACAATTATATTTAATACGGCCACACTAGGATATAATATAGAGGCTTCCGACACTATAATTATAAATGGGAGATGGCAATAATGAGACAGTTTAAACCAGGACAATTACAAACCGGGTCTTTATATCCAATTTCGGCTAGTTTTGCACTAACAGCATCATATGCACTTAATGCTGGAACAGCAAGTTGGGCAAATAATTCAGTAAGTGCGTCACGTGCATTAAATGCAAATAATGCTAGCGCTATAGACATTTTTTCTTTTGCAGCCCCGGTAGAAAGTTATCTATTAATGTCAAACGTTATAGCTACAACAGGCGTAGCTATTGGCGGAGATGCTGATTTACGATATAATTCTAGTACAAATACATTATCTGCAGCTAACGTTTCTGCAACAAATTTAACCGGGTTTCTTCTAGGAACAGCATCGTTTGCTACTAGTGCATCTCATGCAATATCTAGTAGTTTTTCTTTAACATCGTCATTCATAACAGCATCTAGCGTGTTCGGCCCCTACGGTGCAAATAGTGTTATATCTTCTAGTAAATCTGTTAGTTCTAGTTTTGCACTAACTGCATCATATGTTACGCCATTACACCAAAACATAATCATAACCGGATCTTTAATAGTGAGCGGGGCAAATGGTGGTATTAATACTGCAAACCCTAAACCATTTCTATTTGATAACTCAGGGATATCACGTGTTGATTGGGGGCAAGGATATTTAAAAGATACTAATGATATTCAATCAATTGATTGGGAAAACAGATTAGCACTTGATAACAATGAAGCAACATCAATTGATTGGCAAACCAGATTATTAACTGATAGTACGTCTACCACTGTATTAGATTGGGAAAATAAATATTTATATGGTACATCATCTATTTCTCGCAAATCTGATGAAATATCAACTCAAAGAACTAGTAGTAATTCGCAGTTCTATCCTACCATGGTAGACTCATCAAACGCACCAGCTGATTATGAAACAGTATACACTGCACAAGGAATTACATTTAACCCAGCAACAAGTGGTATAACAGCAACTTCATTTACAGGTTCACTCTTTGGCACAGCAAGTTTTTCCCAAACAGCTTTAACTGCTAATACAGCAAATACAGCAAATACAGCAAATACAGCAAATACAGCAAATAGTGCTACATTTGCCAATATTGCTACTAGTTCTTCTCTAGCACAAACTGCTAGTTTAGCTTTAAGAGTATCTGGTTCATTAACTGGTTCATTATTAGGAACATCATCATTTGCTTCAACAGCATCATTTGTTCAAACGGCTCAAACTGCTTCATACGTTTTACAAGCAGTAAGTGCATCATTTGCTTCAACAGCAATATCAAGTTCATATGTCTTAACAGCATCATATTCAAATACTTCAACGAGTGCTTCCTATGCAGTAAGTGCATCTTATGTATTGAGCTCATCTTATGCGACAACTTCATCTTATGCAATTTATGCTGAAACAGCTTCGCATGCTATTAATGGAGGTGTTACTCAAATCATAGCAGGATCAAATATTACTATATCTCCTACAACAGGTAAAGGACAAGTAACTATTTCTTCTATTGGAGGTGGCGGATCTTCTTTTAATACCGCTACAGGATCTTATGGATCCTTTCATGACACAACAATCCAAACAAACCCAGTAGCTAACATAGCTCGTTCAATGTCTTTTAATACAACAGACATTTCAAACGGAGTTTCCATTTCAGGATCAATTTCTCCATTTGACACATATATTAAAACAGAAAATCCTGGTGTATATAATATCCAATTTTCTGCTCAAGTAGATAAAACAGACGGTGGTACTGATGATGTTGTTATTTGGTTAAGAAAAAATGGAATTGATTTAACTGACACAGCAACTACATTAACATTACCAACAAATAATTCAAAAGTAGTAGCAGCTTGGAACTGGTTTGTAAATTCATCAGCTAATGATTACTATCAAATTATATGGTATTCAGCAGATACTGATTTAAGATTAATAGCTGAAACAGCAGGTGGAGGACTCCCAGGTATCCCTTCAGTAATTTTAACAGTAAATCGTGTAGATCAATTTTTATCTAATACAGGTTCGTTTAGTGGATCCTTCACAGGAACATTTACTGGTTCATTGTTTGGAACAGCGTCATGGGCTTCAAATTCGATAACATCATCGTTTATAACAGCATCTAATGTTATTGGAACAGTAACAAGTGCTTCATACGCTTTAACAGCTTCATTTGCATTAAATGGTGGAGGAGGTAGCGGTGATACAACTGCAATAGAAGCACAACTTTGGTTTTTATTTTAAAAGGATATTATGGGAAGAAGAAGTAATAGCGGGTATATAGGTCGAGATTTTGAATTAGATTCAAAAGGAATTATTGATTTAA